GCAGCGTGAGGACGAGGCAGCCAAGATTGCTGGATTTGATGGAGTAGAAGACCGGACCCGGGCAGAGGCCCAAGGCATTACAGATGCAAACGAGTGGGGCGTTCAGAAGAAATACGACACAGATAGATCCAACTATCTACGCAAGCAGAATGCAGTTGACAACGCACAGATTGAGCAGTTCCAACAGCAACTAAGGGCAAACGGGGTTCTTGACGAGGGCGTTGGTGCGGCGGCAATGGCAATCCTCCGTGGCAAGCAGGCTCAGGGCCGTGTGGATGCACTAAGCCAGATCACCATGCGACAGATGGATGAAGCCATCAAGAACAAGGACGCAACCGGGCAGGGGCTTATGGTTATGTTCCAAGGACTGCTCAACACTAATGACGTTGAGGCAGCGTGGAACTTCGCAGAGACAAATTCCGACATAGCTCCAGGACTTGCAGCTATTACTCGTAGTGGAAAAGAGTCGTTTATGAAGAGCATGGACCCCATTGTTCGTCAGATGAATGATGACATGACAAGCGCATTCAGAGACGAAACCGCTAGGATTCTAACGAACGATCCGGACATGAAGAACTTCAACGCCAACATTGACAGCGTGTTGAACACACTTGGAAAGCGCTCTGACTTTGGGCAACTGGTTGATACGTTCACAAGTGACTTAGAATCTGGTCGCCTTGACGAAAGCCTTTCTGAGTTTGGTATGAACAAGGCCGACATCATGGCACTCGTTGGCAACCCTGAGATTATGAAGGAGGTCTATGCTGAGTATCGTCTGCATGATGCGATGAAGGCGCAGCAGAAAGAGCTATTCATTAACGATATTGCGAACATTATCAACGAAGACGTGATGGCTGGAAATATCAACGCATTCGATGCCCAAACTATCCGTGATGCGGTAGAGATGGCTCCGTCTGTTCAAGACCTTAATCAGATGTTTGCCAACATTGGAGACACTGGAGCTGGGTCAGTTCTTGTTGAAGACTGGGCTGGCAATCCATACACAGATGCTTCTTATGAAAGTCGTGGTTTTGTCACACGGAACATGGACCAGCTTTGGGCTGCCTACAAGCAGAAGAATCCAGATGACACAATGAACCGCCTTGACTTCCTCAAAAAGTATGGAGGAGAGGTTGTTCTTCATCAGTCTGTTTGGCAGAGCGGTGACGGAAACATTCAGGCCGTGTTTGATGTAGTTGATAAGCCAGAGGTTGGTCAGGCTGGATCTGTAGGGAAGACCGATGCCGCTCAGACTCTAGACGCAATTGCTACAGGACCAGACCCAGTTGCAGCAATTCTTAACGCAACTCCATCTGCATTGGCAAGTATTGCAGAATCCAATAGGTCGGATCTTACTGCCAAAGGAATTGGCGTGATGCCAGTTGGCGGGACAATCAGCGTTGCTTATGATGATAGCGTTGGAACCATGAAGAACAATATAAGCAAACTATTTGGTAGCGTTCCGATTGTTGCGGATGTTGAAGGAAATACAGGCTCTGGGCAGGTAATTTCAAAGGGGCTTGGGACAAAGGGAGGAACTACTACTACTGGTTCATCTCTTGCTGGAGCTGGCGATGGAAACGGAACGGTAGTTATTTGGGACGGGGTTCCTTATAGAATTGTTCAGATTACTAGCAACATAAGCCATGGATCTAGAACAGAGTCTGCTGTGATTCTAAAGAACCTGACTAATGGAGCAATCGTCCATTATGGGAGCACGAACTAATGGATAGATCACAACAATACTTTACTGGTGGGTCAAATGGACCATCTCCAATTCAATTTGATGGAGGCAGGGCTGCGTTTGAAGCAAGTCCGAATCCAATTAGTCTAGTACAGCCATCCCAAAGCGTTACTGGAACACCTATTCCTAGAAACCCAACTCCAATTGTAGGTGGATCGTTCATCGCTACGGGAGCAGGCCTTGGGTCTATGACTCCTCTTGGTCCAGGACTTGGAACCGTTGCTGGGGCAGGCGTAGGGCTGCTGATGGACGGAGCGTTACTTTGGTGGCAGAAGTCGGAACAAGACAAGGCCGCACGCAAACAACTTCGTGAGGCCCGTAGGCTGAACGCAATCCAAGCGGAGCAGGATAGAAAGGACAGGCTAGAGCAACGTAGGCAGTTTGAATTGAACTACGGACTACAGGCCGAGGGCCAGCAGTTCAACCAAGACCAAGTTTTGCGTTCAGAGCGTGTTGCCAAACTACAACGGCTGAAGCAATCTATTGTTGACCGCATTGCAACGAAAGCACAAATACAAGACAGGTTTGTCCAGAAGGGATATATCTAATGGCTGCTTACATTGATACCTCGTCCATGATGGGCGCAAGCAATCTATCCACGGCAGAACTACTAGGCAAACTTGGATCTGTTGCACAGGGCGGTCTTCATGCCGTTGGCAATGACCTAAAGATCAAGGCATTTGAGCAGGCACTAGACAGCGGTGCTGACACCTTGGTGCAGACTGCCAAGCAGATGGGCGTTGACAACCCAGAGCAGTTCAAGGCATACGGAACCGACAGACAGACTCTTGCCCTTGGATACCAAGCGCTGATGAAGAAAGTAGAATCCAAGAAACAGCAAGAAAGTCGCATGGCAGGAATTGGTGCTGCACTAGAGCCAGTGGTTGATGGGAAGACAGATATGTTTTCTGCTGGACTTGGGCCTATCTCTCCAGAGACAATGGACAGCATTGGAATACCACAGAGCGGTGAGATTATTGAGACAAGAGAGTCTACATTCAATGATGCCATCAAGAAGCCAGAAGTACAGAAGCTTATTGCCTCTGGTGATATTGATACTATTAAGTCTCTGTTCTCAGGGGAGGGTAAGCCACTTAATGCGTACCAAGAAGAACTCCTTAAAATTATGAAAGATCGTGAGGACAGACATGCAGAGGGAGAAGAAAGGAGAAAGACAAAGCAAGAACTAGATCGCAGAGGAGATATTCTAAAGATCCTGAAGCTTGATAAAAACACTCCAGACATTATGTCTTCTTTCAGGGGATTGTCAGAAGAGCTAGAGTCACAATATCCGGTTATCGCTAAGATTGATGCCGCATTGTCTAAGTCCGGAATAACTGCATCTACTATTCAGAAGGCAATTCCACAGTTGCTAATGAATTTGGCAGCAAAGAACAACGTTGTTATTTCTCCAGAAGACCGTAAGGCGCTAGTTGACATGGAAGCATCTAGGATGAGATTCCTTGCTGACTACATCAAGGACATATCCGGAGCACAAGCGTCAGATAGAGAAGTTGTAAGACTTACTGCTGGAGTTGCGGCGGGAGCATTCCATACTATGGATGACTTCATGCGTCAGGCATCTCGTCTTCTCAACAAGAGGATACTCTCTCTTAGAGAAAGCGAGAGAGCTGCTGCGGGGAAAGACCCCTTGGGGTATAAAGAGTTTCTTGCAGATTACGGCAATCCACCATCTAAGATGATTGAGAGGTCGAGAGACAAGATTTTACAAACATTTAATCTTGATCCTCAGGATACCGCACTTTCTATTGAGTCGGAGGATCTTATAAATAAGGCAATTAGTGGAGGCAAGGCGCTTGGCTCTAAGATCGTAGATAAGGCTGGATCATTGATCGATTATACTACTGCTCCAACCAGTCTTCCTGAACTTCCATCTCCAGATAGAACCATTATTAACGAGGACGATTTCTGGGGAGCACAGTAATGAGGAAATTTCTAGTTGACATCGAGCGTGGAGTATCTCTTGAGATAACTCCCAAAAACAAGGCCCGGGCAAAAGCAGAGTATGATAAAAACCCAAGCAAATATCGCCTAGAGGAAGAGCGGGACGAACCAACTCCAACCACGACAGAATCTGTCGCACCTAAAGCAGTTGCTTTACGTCCTGCACTGGTTGAGGTTGCACCAGTTGATGCTCTCACTCCAGAGCAGAGACAGATTCAGGCAATGGAGTCTGGGACAAAGACTCTATATGATGAGGCAGCACCGAACCAAATTGCACAGGAGCCAGCAAGGACTAAGTCTCCTTGGACAAGTACAGAAGCTGATACCGCATCTGAGCAGACCGCTGCGCTGGGACGCATACAAGAGTCACAGAAGCAAGATAAGGCTGTTGGCGTGTTGTATGGTTCCGCAAGAAAAGAAGATGCTGAAGCACGCAGGCAGGCCATCCTTAGCGATATGGAGACCAAGATAGGATTTGAGCCTACACCAGATCTGTTCAAAGCAAAGATGATTGAGTTCTCCAATCTTGAGCAAAAGAAGAGATCAAGTCCATCTGCTGAAACAAACAAGCTATTCATCAAGGCAAAGAAAGACATTGATGTTATGAAGGCATACTTCGATGTGAAGTCTGCAAAGTATAACGAAGAGCTAGGAGATATTGACCCAACTTCTGCTGACGCAAAGGGAATAGTCAGGAGATCACGCAGACGGGAGGCACTAGATGCCAATAAGAACGCAACTTCCGGAGAGATCTTATTTCCAGAACTTGCGGCTGTTGTATCTAGAAACCCAGAGTGGTATCAGAACATTGGAGAAAAGGCGTGGTCTGTAGTTGAAGATGCCACAAATATTCCAGGCAATATTATCATCGCAGCAATTGAGGCAGGAGCAAATGGCAATGTAAGCGATTTCTTTAAGAGCATGGCGCTACGTGGCGTAGACAGGGGTGGAGCAGAAAAGATTCTTCAGGCTGTTGCTGATCCAGTGCTTGGAGCAGGAATGAAGGCATCACGGCTAAAGAAAACCACTGGTCCGCTATCTGGCCCAGTTAAGGCAGAAAGCGGAATACTTGCCAGCACAATAAAGAGCATAGACGAATACGCATTTGGCGTTGGGAAGTCAGACGTTCTAATGGAAGAGCTAAAGCTGCAAGAGGCTGCGTTTGAGAGGATGCTTCGGATGCGTGCTGGACGTGGATCAAACAGAGCAAAGGCGCTAATTAAAAAATACAAGTTTGACAAGGCTGCTCGTTCTGGAGCAGAGACGGCTCTAAGGCAGACCCCTTACACAATAAAAGAAATCGGGTTTGCCCTTTCAAATGACGAGGAGGAAGACAAGGGTCTAACGGCAATTCTTGAGCTTTCCGCTCTAGGTGCAGGAGCCGCTATTGGCGGGTTGATGAAGTATCGTTCAGTAGCAAAAGAGCCAGCCGCCGCTATAAAGTCTGGCACTCCAACAAACATCAAGGTTGTAGAGAACGAGTTTCGGAAAGGTCTTGACGCTATAGACAGGGCAGTCACCAACAACTATGAAGAACTTTCTGCATTGCTTACTGGAAAGAACATTGAAGTATCTGATGTCTTTGTCGCAATACAAAACAAAATATCAGAACTTGAGGCTCTTGGCACGCAGCCAACAACAGTTAATGCGCTAAAGAAACAACTTAGCAACCTAAAGTCAAAGGCCATAAATACTCAAGAGGTAGAAGTTCTTGCCGGTAAACCAGACATAGGGCCAGCAGAGGTTAAGCGTGTTGGACTTGACCAGATAAAGAGATCCAAAGATATTGAGTCGGCTGCTATTGCAGAGAAGAATATTGCCGCTCAAGCAGCCAGTGAGAAACTTGCAAAGACTACTGATCAGGCGGCAGAAACCGCAAAGCAGGTTGACGAACTATATCAGGGTCAGTTATTGGCTGCTGAAGAGAAGGCTGCTGATGCACAACCAAAACAAATTATAGACCCGTCTACAGGGATTCCAATGAAGTGGAGTAAATCACAGATTGAAGCTGCTGATGCCGAAACAGCTAGGATAATTAGGGAAACTTCATCAGAAGTTTCTACTGCACAAAAGGCAATGGAGAGTTCTGCATCTAGATCAAAAGCAGAGATTGATGCTGTTGCACAGCGCCTTGCAAATATTGAGGAAACCGAAATTCCAAAGATCTTCAATGTTATTGATGGAACCATTAACTCGGACATACCAGCACTAGAACTAAAGGCTCTATCAGAAGCGTTCGGAAAACTTGGAAACTTCGCAAAGAACGTAGAGAAAACTCCTCAGATGGCAGAGGCATATGAGTTCTTGTGGAAGGCGGTTAGAAATAAGTTGAAGGATATGGCTCCAGCAGATAGGGCTAGGTTCAACGGGATCATGCAAGAACAAAAAAAGTTCCTAGACGCAAGACGGGCCGTTGAAACTAACCTTCGTGGAGAAAAGGTATTTGAGGACATAAAGCTTGAGGGGCTTCTCAGGAAGTGGCAGAAGGTTGCAATGGACCCTCGTACTGGTGGAGAGTTCTTGCGTGTAATAGGAGAGACGCAGAAAACACTATACGAGGCAGCAAAGAAGAATCTTGAGAAGCAACTTGCAGATACTAAGGCTAGGGCAACTTTGGGAGAAAATGCGATCTCGTCAAAGAACAAGGCTTTCAGGATAAAGGTTATAGAGGATCGAATTTCTGCTCTAAACGCATCCAACATACAAAAGAGTCTTGAGGCTCAGAAAGTTCTAGAGGACGCAATAAAGAAGATTGATCCTTCTATATCTGATGCAGTTCTTGAGTTTTCTACCGCTAAGATAATTTCATCTATTTACGGAAAGGCCAAAGGGTCTATCCCTCTGTTTAATGAGATTTCATCAATTGCTGGCACTGCAATGCCAAAGGTTCCTACTAATGAGTTTGTGCAGCAGATGGCAACGATTCTTTCTGACGAAGAAAAGAAAAGAAAGTTCTTTAGTTTATTTACGGAAGCTGGTTCTGCGCCAGATCAAGAAGTAAAAAAAAAGCCCAGTGATGGAGGCTTTGGAAGTGCGGTAGCTGGAGTTCTTAAGAGAGAAGGCAGTGCTCTTTCTCTAGCTAAGAGCGACAGAGGTAACTATAACTCAGACAAAGAGCTTGTCGGTTCTAAGTATGGGGTTACTCCCAATACATATGAGCAGTTTCTTGGAAGGGTTCCTACCAAAGAAGATATGTCCTCTATCACAGAGGAAATGGCAATAGAGATCTACAAGAAGAACTATTGGTCACGCTCTCTTGAATCGATGAGCGAAAACAAGGTTGCAGAGTTGCTGTTTGACACGCGCGTTCAGCTTGGAACTGGTGGAAGCAATGAAGAGATCATTAAGGCAATGAAGTCGGCAGGAATTAAGGTAACAGGAAATTTTGATGCTAATGTGATGGCTATTAGCGCAGCCATATCTGACCAAGAGAAAGCCAAGGCTTTTGTAGCTGCTCTTGAAGAGAACCGCATTGCCAGGGCAATAAAGAAAACTCCAAGCGATCTTCTTGACGGAGTTAAGAATAGAATACGAGATATAGCTTCTGAGGCACTTACTGAATTAGCTCAGGGTGCAGTCAAACAAGTAGTAGATGAGAATATTCCCAAGAATCTTCAATCGAAGTAATCAAAATGGACACCCCAGGATTCCTATTGTCAATGCGTGACTCTAGGATAATGGGGTTGCAAACTTGCCAGCAGTCGTCAGTAATGATGTCAGTGTGCTGGAGCATATCCATGAGAGACTTCATCTGGTTGTCCATGTCTCTTCTTCGGTTGGAGTCTTGATAGAAGCGGATGTGAAGCGCACACCTAGAGAATGCTTCTTCCTTGTATTTCATCTTGTTGTCTAGCTGGTATTGGCACTGCACTCCCCAGTCCTTATATCTCTTAGACATGAAGAATGTTCCGTTACGCATCTTCTTGCGCTCTGTCTGGTATGATGGTACTTGCCCGAAGAATCTGAACTCTGCTTTTCTAGACATCGAATTAAACCACCTTATCCTTTTAGATTTATCGGCACTGGTGGCAGGTGCACATATATTCTAGTTAGCATTAATATTTTTAATAATTTTTGCCTACGCACGTTGTTTTTTCAAAACAATTCAGTTTGCACCTGTGGTTTATTATTAATGATTCCTAATGCTGTTTCAAGTATAGTTTTTCCAGCTTCAAAGTCTACTAAATTACGTGCAATCTTATCTTTTCCTTGCTCTCCTTTGTAACTTCTTAAATCTATTTCGTGAAATTCACACCATTTGTCAACCTCCTTTTCACTTTCCATAAAATTAGATTTTCTATTGCTTAATATATTTGGTAAATTAAAGTTAGTCCAGTATAAATGTCTACCCCTTTTCTTTGCAGGTATTAACGGCTCATAAAATGGTATCACATTCTCAACACAATATTTACCATTAAAATAGTGTTGTAAAAATAAAATTTCTTGATATAATCTCATATCGGGGTATTCAGTTGTTGTTGATTCGTGCCTTGCAAAACGTGCCTTACTATGTGTTGGGCAAGGTGGCGAAGTCCATATAAAATCAAATTCTTTGTAATGGTCTAATAAATATTGGTGTGCATCAGCAACTATAACCGTATCATTTGAAAATCTTTCTTTATACATTCGTGCAAGTTCTTCATCTAATTCTACTGCTGTAATTTCGTGGTCATTACCTCATTTATAACGGTTGCCACCCAAACAAGCATATAAGTTTAATATCTTCATAGTTTTCTAATTAATAAATACAAATACCCTCCCTAAAAAATTAAAAAATACATAATGCTAACAAAGTATATATTTCAGTTGAGTACAACCGAAAATATATACTCGGCACGTTAGCGTTGTTTGTCTTCCCATGCTTTGTGAGCCTTCATAATGGACTCCACTAGAATTTTTGGAATAGTGCCATATTTCTTTTTGAGTTCTGCTTTGATTTTAGAGAAATCCTCCGTGCTATCGAACGCAGAACACCGCTCGTCTAGCAAGATCGCCTCTTTCTCAAGATCTTCTATTCCTCGGTTTTTCTGTTCCTGCAAAGGGTCTTTTGCGTCATCGGTGATATGCAGGTCGCCTTTATGCCAGAGTTCTAAAGCAGCACCGAAGCGCATAGCCGCATTGCGTAACGCATCACCTATTACCTCTTTTTCCCTGGAGCCTACCTCTTTGTATTGAGACTCTTCAGCATTTCCGTAGCCTAGCCTAGTGATCCCGCAGACCGTGAGCTTGATCCACAAGCCACCCGAAGCGTCAAAAAGAGGCAGGCCGTCAGGCCCAAAAGCAAGAGGCTCCCACGACCACATAGGATCTACATCCAGCAGGCGGTCTGTGAGTGCAGCATGGCCTACAAAGTCAAGATGGACCAGCTTGGGGTGATGCCAGCCTCCGCATACCGAGCAGTTTTTTTTCTCAGTAGCAGGACACTGCATCTGCGCCTTGCTTCCCTTGGCGAGTTTGCCAATCTGGTGCGCTGGGAAGGAATCTCTCATGAGCTGGACTCTGAGTTCGTTGTCGATCATTGCACTACTTCTCCCTCAAGAATTGTATGGCACTCCTCTCCTACGTCTGCTTCTTGCTTCAGGGCTGCAAGTTCTTTCTTAAGAAGATCATTTTGCTGGACATAGTACATTATGGAATTTCGCACACCATCGCCACACTCTCTGATATAGTCTTGGGAGCATGAGACAAACTCCTCTGCATGATCGAATCCGATTGCCGACACGAATGTCATAAACCTTTGCTTCATCGTGTTGCGTCTTTTACCCTTCATCGGTGTCTCCCATAGTCCAGTGTGCGGACCAGTTTGTTTTGTTCTTCTCACCATCGTAGTTAACTTCAATAGACATATAGTTCTGTCCACACTCTGGGCATCTATTGCGTCTGTATGTAGCTTCATCAGCAGGCACGAAGTTCGTCTGAACTACCAACCGGTGAACCATGGTGCTACAATATGGGCAATAGCCTTTGCTCATTAGTAGCCACCGCAATTCTTGTTGAAAGAAAACGACATCAGAATGGAAGATCGTCTTGGACAAGATTTATTTTTTGTTGACTATCTCCGCCACCATTTGACATTGGGATAGATGCAGTTCCAGATAAGAACTTCTTACCTGACTTAGATTCCTTGATCCACAAGGCAACCCTTAAGTCTGTTCCGTCAAGAGCTGTCATCTTTCCTGTGTAGTCCGGCTGATTGTCCTTTGTCTTGTCTTCATTCTTGAATATTGTGATGTCGCCTGGTCGTGGTTCGTAAGCCATTATTGGCCTCCTTCTGAATCGGACTCTGTTTCTTTCTTGTCCGTGGTTGTGACAACCTCAACCATTGATGATAGATCATCAATGATCTTTGATGCCGTGTTGTAAGTGATGTTGTTTGTGATAAAGTCAACAAGCCCAATCAGCCTATCCCCCTTAATCGCATAGAACTTATCTTTGTCTGCTCGTGCCATTTTATTCCTCAATTTGATAGTGTTGTTTGTCGATCCCAATCTTTCATGTCTTTTGATCTATCTGAAAACGAATTTCTCATACTTCAAATCCAAAGTGGTTAAGGATATACGTGTCGATTAGTTTTCCAAGTTTTGTGCAGTAGTAAATTTGTTCGTCTTCTGGTCGTGATCCATTAGACAGGTTAGTCCGGTAGGTGATGGCGTACCTGGTATCGTCTGACTTTGCAGCAGCTGTCTTTACCTCGATTGAAAAGATCTTGATAGGAACGCAATTCCTTTTGAATCTGCCCTTTACTCTCAGGAACTCGTATGGTCTTTTGATCTTTCCGTTTCTACGAAGGAAGACAAATCCCTCAATCCCCTCTGCTACAGATGCTCTTGAGTCCTCATGGTACTGGCGTAGCTTCAGGGCTGCAAGACCCTTAGCCATAATCTCCCCAGTCAAATGGCCCCTACTTCGCATCATGTCGAACGTGTACCAATCGGCATTGGACATTGTTACCCAAATTCGCTTGGATACGCCATCACCTATTAGATTGATCCCTTCTCTCATTATACCAAATGTAGTATTATTCTTCATCGTCCGCAATAAGTTTCTCGTAGAAATCAGAGTCATCAACAAGCATATTGCAGTGCTCCACTCCAAGCATTGTACACTCTGGACAATCCAGTCCAGATTCAGACGCTGGCGCACGATATGTCGTTTTGCACTTGCTACATCTCCAAAGCAGGTTCATAGGTCAGACTCCCTCACCCACTCAGCGTGGGTTTTGATGTGACGATTTGGTTTCATGTGTTCATTGTCTCCTGTCAATATCAGATCTCTAAACATCTTCTGGATTGCAGGCTCTTTGCTTATCTTTGGGTTTCCGTTTAGCAACACCCCGCCAAGAGCCACACGCTCCCCCCATTTGTTGCGATGGGTCTCAGCTGATAGCGTGCACATCTTTCTTGGCAACCACTTGTCCTGCGGAGTCCAATCATAAGGATCAATGCAGTGAGCGTGTTGTTGCTTGTGCCAATCCATTCTATCCTGCTTACCTACTCAACGTCAAACCCGTCCTCGTTTACATAGTCTAGGTCGTTGATTGTGAAGTTCTTAGCATCGGTCTGTAGGATGAATGCTGGATTTATCAAAGTTGGGTCGTGTGGGCTGCGGTGTTTGTCGATCTTGCCAGCTACCACATCACCTTCCTTCCACATACAAATGCACAAGTCGCTTGCGTTGCTGATAGAGTTTCCACCAAGCGCATCAAAGCGATTGAGAGGACGTTGGACGGCCTTACCGCCTGGATCATATTGAGTCCTTGAGGCAGACTTATCAACTTGGGTCAGGAGGATCGTTACCACTCCAACTCGCTTAGAGAGTTCCTTCAGCCCATTGGCAATCCTGTCTACTCGCTGAACTCCGCTAAGTCCTGGGGTTGCTATGAAATCAAGATAGTCGATGCCTATCAATCTGAGAGACGGATTGTCCTTCTTCTTTACTTTAATGCAGGTCTCTATTTGGTCTAAATTCATAGGCTTATAGACTCTGTGAAGTCTAGAAAGATGTGAGCCGGAGATCCGTCTTTTTGTTTCCTGCCACCTATCTGGAGCGTTGTAGATTTCGTAACCAAGAGCCTTGAGAGATCCCTGCTTTGCATAGCTCAGAACTTCTCTTCTGCCCTCGTCATCTGCCGACATCTCGAACGAGAAGAACATTGCCTGTAGATCTTCGTTGATGGACAAGGCGTTTGAGATCATGTTCTGCAACAGGGTTGTCTTAAATGTTCCGTTGGTAGCAATGATTGTGATAAGCTGTCCCAGAGAGCATCCTCCAGTGATCCTGTCTATTATGTCGTAGCCGAATCTGATGCCTCCGGTAGTTGCCCGAAGCATCGCCTCTTCCTCAACCGCTTGCAACATTTCGTCAACGCTCATAACGTCAGTATTTGACGCTACTAGGACTTCAACGCTCTGGTCCATTGCCATCACTATAGCCTTTTCTGCGTCCCGAATCATCTCCCTTCGTTTTGACAGGCTACGGAGCCGTTTAAGAGCCTCTAAGAACTGGGTAATGTAGAGGTCTACACCTTCCTCGATAAATCGTCTAGCGTAGCCTGAGACCTCATAGCGGACTGCTACGTCATCGAACTGGGGAAGCTCTCCCATCCTTGTTGCCTTCAGTGCATTTATGCTGTCCCTGTGGAAGAAAAGATCATCAGAAAGTTCAGATAGGCTAGACTCCATCGTTAGGCAATATCCGATGGCTCGTAGCTCTGTCTCTTTGTCGGATGGAAGCTCGTATTGGATCATTGTGATGCCTTGTTGCTTTCTGCCTTGCTTCTGATTGCTTTCTGGAGAGGAGTAAGCGATTCTGCATTCTTCTGTACATTGGAATGTCTGTCCCAAGTTAGGAGCTTCTGCTTCCAGCTTCTAACCTTGTTCCCGTTCGAGTCAACCCAGTTCCCAACTTCAAAGTATGAATGAAACTTCATAGGGTCCACGGAGTAACCCTTCTCAGCTACGTATGCCCTGACCTCTTCAAAAGTAGGGTGTGTAGTCTCTTCACTCTTTCTGCTTCTGTACTGCTTCTGCTTCTGCTTCTGGCTAGAGTTTGCTAGAGCACTGCTAGCTTTTGCTATAGCACTGCTAGGATTTGCTATAGCACTGCTAGCTTTTGCTATAGCACTGCTAGCTTTTGCTATACCTCCACTAGATCCGGCAGCTTGCTTTTTCGCTCGGAAATCGTGCGCCTCTTCGATCAGAGATCGAGCGTATGGCATCGAAGACGAATCAGGATCTGCTCGGATAAGCTCAACAGCTAGCCTCATCACCCACTCGCCGCGAGCAGAATCATTTGGTAGCTGCACCAACTCAGACAGCAAATCGGCTGGCTGGATGCGGTAAAAGAACGGTTTTTTCATGGATGGTAGGCCTAAAAAAGATTGCGGAATTGCGCTGTCATCATAGCAGGCCAGCCATTCCAACAAAACCCGTCACCACCAAAAGAATGATAACGCACCATTCCCATGCAACGTGGGCCTTTTCTGATTTTGTGAGTGGTCTAGTCATGATTTCGCCTTGTTTTGTGGTGTACATATATCCTAGTTAGCGGTAATTAACCCCACCGAAACGGATTGATTGCTTTTTCAAATGAGCCAACAAAGCCGTACATAAGTAATATAACGGGAATAGTTACTACTACAAGAATGTAACTTAGTGGATTAAATGGATTAAGTCGATATGCTTTGGAATATCCTTTCCCTAATCTTTTTAATCCACCTTTATGTCGTTGCTCATTTGAAACGACTTGCACTATTTTAAATTTGCTAAATAATTCTTTCATAACAATTTGATTTTAAGGTAATAACTACCGCTAACCGCACCTATAAGCAAGTTTGCGGACAGGTTTTCTGCAACTTGAAACGTGGTGCAACGCAACCCTGCTCATAGCTGCAAAACGTTAGTGATAATTTGGTGCGTCATGCTTTGACTCTGCCTTTGAGGTACTTCCTTTCGTCCTCTTCAATCATCTCTGCAATCGCTTCCACAGGCCGTGTCTGTGGTGCGAGTTTTGCCCCCTCTCGCATTATCTTGCGGATGGATGCTGTGTCCAACTTCTTCACTTCTCACACATACATCACCAAACTGCCGTCATCAAAGTCAACACCGCATCTATGTAGGTCGATTAGCTCTTCTTCCGTGGCATCGAGCATTTCGCAGTCAACATCGAGGAAAATTTTGTCCTGCTCGGCCATGCAAATCATTTTCCAGCTATCGTTTGGGTACAGCTTATCCAGCATCAGGAAAGCACACAGGTCTGGCCTTGGGTGCATCTTTTCCTCCACTCGGTCAAATTTATTGAATTCATTTGACCATTCATTAAATACTTTTTCTATGTGTTTCATTTTTCATTCTCCTTTTTCCCTGTGGTCCCATGAGTCAGGGTGCAGTGGATCTCCTGCATAGGTGCGTGATGTCTGGTTTCCCTTCTCGTCAAAGGTGGATACCATTGACCACTGGTGCAGTGGATCTCCTGCATAGGTGCGTGATGTCCTGAAACCCTGACCATCGTAGGTGGCTACCATTGACGCATTGTGCTGTGGATCTCCTGCCCATGTGAGTGATGTCCTGCAACCCTGACCATCGTAGGTGGCTACCCATGACCACTGGTGCAGTGGATCGCCTGCCACTATTTGTGATGTCTGGGTTCCCTTCTCGTCAAAGGTGGCTACCCATGACGCATTGTGCAGAGGATCTCCTGCATAGGTGCGTGATGTCCTGCAACCCTGATCATCGTAGGTGACTACCCATGACCACTGGTGCAGTGGATCGCCTGCATAGGTGCGTGATGTCCTGCAACCCTGATCATCGTAGGTGTCTACCCATGACGCATTGTGCAGAGGATCGCCTGCATAGGTGCGTGATGTCCTGCAACCCTGATCATCGTAGGTGGCTACCCATGACGCATTGTGCAGTGGATCTCCTGCATAGGTGCGTGATGTCCTGCAACCCTGACCATCGTAGGTGGCTACCCACGACCACTGGTGCAGTGGATCGCCTGCCACTATTTGTGATGTCTGGTTTCCCTTCTCGTCAAAGGTGGATACCCATGACGCATTGTGCTGTGGATCTCCTGCCCATGTGTAGGATGTCGGGAATCCCTGATCATCGTAGGTGTCTACCCATGACGCATTGTGCAGAGGATCTCCTGCCCATGTGAGTGATGTCCTGCGACCCTGACCATCGTAGGTGTCTACCCATGACGCATTGTGCTGTGGATCTCCTGCATAGGTGCGTGATGTCTGGTTTCCCTTCTCGTCAAAGGTGTCTACCCATGACGCATTGTGCAGAGGATCGCCCTCGTGTGCATGGCTGATATGTCTTCCTTGTTCGTCATGTTTGTCAATGTGCTTCATTTTTCATTCTCCCTTTTTTTGGTTGTTCTTCATAACTGGTGTGTTAGCCTCTAAACTCCAACTCCCCAACCAGCGGAGCCATTGGAATACAAGTGTTGTCATTTTCCAATGACCAGCGCCCTTTTTCTGCATCCCAAACAATACTGTATGTCTCGCTGTTCCACCTCACAGTATCGTGCTCCCAAAACTCGTTGCCTTCACCGTCATAGAATCCGGTGAACATCTCAATATCCAACAGTATCGCCTTTTCAGTCACTGCATCGTACCCGGCAAAACCCATCAAGCACCCGTCTTTGACGTTGTGGTACAATTCTGCAATCGCGTTGTGATAAAACAGGTCCTCCCCATTCTCACGACTTCTGCCCCTCAGTTTAATTTCCATTGTCTTCACCTCGCCAGTATGCATCATCAAGTTTATTAAATAGCCGCGCCAGTTCAGGTTTTTCGCTGTCTCCGATCATTTTGCGAACTTCTTTTCTGCAACACGCCACCGCCTGGTTCCATGCGGCAGTCATGTAAATTTTATTCTCCTTACTTATTTCTTCTGGGTACGCAAATTCTGTTTTAAGAAATTCATCAAATTTCATCTTCCCCCCCCTAAATAGTTGCTTGTTACTATCTCCTCTAACTTTTCTAAAGCACGCAAAGCCGGAATCCAATCAACGCTATCTGGTTTTTCTTTAAGCTGATTCCAATCCCAGGCCAAAACATTCAACACGGTTTCTTTGTCAATAAGCACCATATCTTCGCGCATAATCCTTTCCTCCCACCATTCGTTGTTTGACGCTTCTTCTTCGCTAATTGGTGGTGGAACTGGCTCATTGTCGCTGTGGCAATCATGAGTTGTTTTTCCAAAGCATCCGGTCATTTTATCCTCTCAGAGTGGTTAGGATGGACGATTTCAACTCTTTGGCCATGTTCTTAATACATGACTCGGAAAATACGACCTCTTCTGCCCATGCGACAAATTCTGTTTTATCGGCTTGATAGCGGATCTCTAATCCGGTAGACGATTCATTGATAGGCTGCAAAAGCTTGAAATCATCTTCATAAACACGACTCAAGAATGCTATCGTGCTCTCAAGTGCCTTTTTTTCACTTTCGTGGATTGATGTAGCGACATCGAATATTCTTGTTTTTGCTTCCATCTTATGGCATTGGTAGAATTTCATTTTATCCTCTTTGTTGTGTGGTGTAAGATTGTGGGGTAGGCCTGCCCACCACAGACATCCTACCCCTGCACTGTGGTCCGAGGGACTCTGCCCAGTGCCTAAAGCTCCTCTTCTAGCAGGTTTTGGAAGCCAGTCATGTCTCCATATTGCCCTTTTTCGGCTTCATTCAGGTAGTACATGAAATCGCTATAGGCTCCAGACACGAAAGAATATCTTATGCTGGCTCTGACAATTTTTGCCAGTTCTACCAGATAATGGGCCTGTTTGTCCATTCCCATTTGCATAAAATAGCGTGACTGCTTGAGAATTTCCCTGGTTGCAACCGCAGATATTCTTGTTTTAAGTGGTTTTTTCATGCTGTCCCTCTTTTTCGTGGTGTATTGTTAAATATAGCTACCAAATATGGTATTTAAAAGTCTTTTCATCACATTGGGTCTTTTTGTTGATCTTTTGTAGTCCGCTCTAATATATATGCTGCTTTCGTCCAGAACATACCGGCCTTTTTTCAGCACATACCAGTGAGTACCCCATTTTTCACGTGTTTTCATGCCTCTATCCAATCCGTTTCTCGCTGGCCGCCAAATGCATTGCATAGCTCTCTGACAGTTTTCTCAGGCATTTATTTCTACCCTGTAGCAAGCCTCACACCACTGGTGATGGCGAGATATTTCTGCTCCGCATTTGCACCTTTTGGACTCTGCGCTTATGCAGTAGATTTTGTGCTTGATTTTTGGCGTTGGTTCTTGTGGCATCTTATTCTCCTTTTTCCCTGTGGTCCCATGAGTCAGGGTGCTGTGGATCACCTGCCCATGTGTAGGATGTCGGGAATCCCTGATCATCGTAGGTGGCTACCCATGACCACTGGTGCAGTGGATCGCCTGCCCATGTGAGTGATGTCCTGCAAAACTGATCATCGTAGGTGGCTACCCATGACCACTGGTGCAGTGGATCGCCTGCCCATGTGAGTGATGTCCTGCAACACTGATCATCATAGATGGCTACCCATGACCACTGGTGCAGTGGATCTCCTGCATAGGTGCGTGATGTCTGGTTTCCCTTCTCGTCAAAGGTGTCTACCCATGACGCATTGTGCAATGGATCTCCTGCCCATGTGAGTGATGTCTGGTTTCCCTTCTCGTCAAAGGTGGCTACCCATGAGTCAGTGTGATGTTGGTCACCATTATGTGCATGGCTGATATGCCTTCCTTGTTCGTCATGTTTGTCAATGTGTTTCATTTTTCATTCTCATTTCGGATTTGGGTAACTTGTCCAAGGTGTACATATATTCTAGTTAGCGGTAATTAATCCCACCGAAATGATACTGCCACGCAATGAGGGCCTGTTCGCCCGGGCAGCACTTGGTGATATTTTTGAAGAACATTTTTTTCCTACTTGATTTGGATATTTTGGTTTTCGACCACCTCAGCGATCTCAACAGCCTCGTCTGCAATATATGCACCTGCCTCGCGACCATACGTCCTGTTGCCATCAGCCAACATCAATGCGTGTTCCCAGGCGCTATTCTCCTCGTCGGAGCTAAATTGGGCGACGTAGTCGTCAGGATCAGGTGTATCCCACCCGGCTACCATCGTGGTGATTTCGTCACGCAGTTTCGCCGCCGCTGTCTCAGCCTCACTGATGGTCTCGAACATCTCTGCACACGCATCACCCAGGCTCTCGAATTTCTGGCGAATCACGTAGCTCCTGCGGATGTTTGTTTTGGTCAGGATATCGTGCGCCTCCTCGACCTCGTCCTGAGTCCAGTCCTGAGTAGCGAGATACGCTCCGTCCTCCAACGCATAGAGTGCGCTCTGGATGTTACCATCTGTCTCTGCGAGTAGGTTCTGTGCGATCTGATGTGCTGTGGTCTGTGTCATGGTGGTTCCCTCGGTGTGGTGGTGTGGGGCGTTTCCCCTGTTGTCTGATATAAGAATACATACCACGAGACACAAAAGCAATTGTTTTTTTAAGGGGGATTCAATTTAGATGAAAAATCAGAACGGACTCTAACTAACCGTCAGACAGGGTACATTGTATATAGATACAGGCAAAAAGGGTAATAAGACAATATCGCCGAGAAATCCATGCGCCTATGCTCATATCAGCATTAGGATAATCAGACCTCAGATGGCAGATAGGGAGATATATGGTATAGATATATGCTCACCTCCCTCCCTCCTCTATGCCCCCCCCTATGCCCCCAGATGCAACATACATATACCATGCCAAGACCCTGTTTTCTACTGAATTTCGTATAACTGATAATATGTAAACAAGTAGCCAGCACTATGCTATGGACAGAGGAGGCTATCGACCCCCCTAGTCCCTCGAAGGGGAGCCTTATTTGTGTGCATGTGCATCTACTCACATCTCCCTATATTGTGTCTTGTAAAAGGTATCAGACAAGATCATCTATTGATCTATGCGTAGTTGTGTTAGATTGTCTACTGACTCTCTTATTGAAGCCCCTTCCTAGAGGTCAGAAGTGGTTGTAGATGTAGCCCCCCCCAAACCCCCCCCACTCAGCGATAGAGTGAGGGTAATTTGAGGTTGCTAATACCCCACCTGTCGGTCGTCAGGTATGCGTCTTGTGCCCCGAATTGCTTGTTGCCAGGGATGCTTAGTCGTGTCTGGATGCAATTCGTGCCGTGGTTGGGTTTGCCCCTCTCTTGGTCGATTCCTAGACTTGCTAGGCTTTGAGGACCAAAAGATGCCTGCCTATTGGGCGCATTCCGTTCCACAGCCCCCCCCCGATGGTCTGCGGGAGTCAGTAGTATTGTAAATATACACAATCTGCTGATAGATTGTTTACAGGTTGTTATCAGATTTTGTTAAAATATGTTAAGATTCTTTGAGACTTAGTCTCATAGAAGTCTGTAGATTCCTATAGCCTTGATTGAATCGACCCCTTGGTCTAATCATAGGTCTTCACACAGCTCGCTATTGTCGTCCTGTGTTGCGTTTAACAGAATCTGGACAGCGCGGATTATCATTCATGCCCTTTTGGCGAATGGATATTGCCCAATAGAAGGCGTTCCCCTTGCAGATCATGTTTTCCATGTACTTTCTCGGTCTGGATTCCTTTGGCTTTTCGTAATCTAGACGCAGAGTCCCAGTGTAACCCCAGTCACTTGGATAGTCAGCCATCGTCTTGTTCCCCGTACTGAGTTTCGATCATCTTGAGCAGAAAGTCCTCGCTAGTCATCTTTGCTTATGCGTTCATTGCAAATGCGTCTGAATAGGTGGTTGCGCTAGTCACGGCTGCAATGTATCCGTCTTGGGTGATTGCCACCACGAAGAATGCCTTTGAGGTCGTGATTGCGTGTTGGGCCGATAGAATAGCCTCTTCCTCTGTTGGTTTATGCAAGATGCTGCTTCCATATGCTAAGGATTTCTTCGTCTGTTCTTATGTCTGGTCCGTCGGTATGGTGAAGAGCAACGTAATTTACCCCTGTAACAGCACATTCTGCCTCAACAAGAGATGCACACTCAGATTTGGATGCGCTGTAAATTGCGCCAACACGGCTATAAATCTCTTCTTTTTCCGTATATCCAACTAGGCTTACCTCTGGATACTTCTCTATTAGCGGTAACACCTTCTTTATGAAGTAGGTCTGGTCCTCGATTGTGCCGAAAATGAGAACCTTAGAGAATCCATCTGCCAAAGCTGCACCAATTGAAAGGTGTGTTCTCTTGTGAGGTTCGACCCTACCCACCACACCAGCCACTCCCTGAGTGTCGTTTTGTGGATCTATCGTGATCTTTGGAGCTGCGTTAGGGCAAATAAACGACTTGGTGCTGATTCCGTGCCACCGCCTGTGAGATTCGTTCAGGAAATGGACTTCGTCTGCCCAGGGGATGTCTTTCTTCGATAGATCCCAGTATTCTTTTTCATGACTGGTGATTATGATCTTGCGTGCCGGTGGTATGTTGGCGAACTCTGTTCTTCCAACAATCAGAAAGGCATCCTCGCTGAACTCTAGCGTGGAATGATGCCCATAGTTACACTTTCCCTTGGGGTATGCGTGTGGCCCGTATAGGCAACAGTCGTATTCATCGCATGAGTTCAGGAGATCCGTAAGGCTAATCAACGCATCTGTTGCTCCGCACTGAAGTGTGCTTGGCATGAGGATGTTTACCTTCTTGCGCTTAAACGATGCAAGGTCTAGGCTCATAAGCTTTAAGCGTTCTATTTCCGACTTGTAGCTAGTTTCCTCGAATCCATTAAGCCGGAGCAGCCGTTTCTTTAGCTCATCATGCTTCTCTCTGGCCTTAGACAGCATTGATTCGCTTCTAATACGGTAGTTGAACAGCGGTCCGCCCTCTATTCTTACAGACTTTGCTCCTAGCCTAGCTGCTCTAAGCCAGAACTCCCAGTCTTCGTACCCCTCGTTCATAGATGTTGAGAACCCGCCAATCCTACTAAATAATGACCGTTTCATCAGAGAGCAGTATGGTACGTTTGACTTCTCCTTTAGAGCGTCAATGGTCATTGGCCCCGTATCCCATTGTCTGCATACATCCCCGAACATATACGCAGTTGGATATGCAATATCAGCCAATGTTACTGAAAGAGTTTCCACAGCAGCTGTTAGGTATCCTGGTGCGATAGTATCGTCTGAGTCTAGGAACAGCAAGTATTCGTAGTTACCATCTAGGTTTGCTCCGAAGTTTCGAGCCTCAACTAATCCTCTGTTGTGGCAAGAATATGCGGCAATGCGGTTATCCTCGTTGCAAAAGCCGATGGCAATATCTGTTGTGTTGTCGGTAGACCCATCGTCTATGATGATGACTTGAATGTTGGTATGTGTCTGCGATAAGACAGATTCCACGGCCTCAGACAGATATTCAGCCTGATTGTAGCAGGGAATTACTACTCTGACTCTTTTTTTAGGGTCGGTAATTGGCAATGCTCCACTTAGCATTGCAGATACCACATCGACAGCTGGATTTGCTGATTGAGATTCGGTATTGCCGATCATTCAGACATCCAGGGCAGATTGCTATCTTCGTTGAGCCAATCATTTTTGGCCTCCGTTGAATTTGCGCCCTCTACGCTACTCATAACTATCATTCGCCCTCCTAATACTAAATGTAGTTTATGGTGTTGATAGATGCAACAGAAACATCACCTTAGAGACATTTACGTGTATAAGATGTTGATAGACTGTTGATAAAAGTGTATTATTAGACAATGGAAGAGGATCTACCAGTAAAAGTCTATATGGGACGTAATCTTACGAACCCAGACGTGTCCAAGAGATTGTGTGAGATTGACAAGAAGGACGCAAAAGCAATAATGACGAATGCTTCTGCACCTATTACTTGGCTTCTGACGCAGGATATACTTGAGAACTACCACAGCGACAATGCCGAATTGAGGCGTGAGGCAAAGACACTTGCGGTAAAATTCTTGCCATACATCTTGAAGCAAAAGGGCGTAGAGATGGAAACAAAGAAGTCTGCCGCTGGTGGAATCAGCAATGCTCTTGCAGACCAGTTTAGCAAACTCATAGGAAGAGACATTACAGACGAAGAATCTGATGGATCTTAGGTCATTCCTATCAAAGATTACTCTAGCAGAGTATATCAACCACTTTGGGTCTTATTGGGACCAAGAGCATTTTGAGGTTAAACCACTAAAATTGTGGCCAATGCAGGCCGCATACTGCGATTGGCTAGAGAAAAACCCATATGCCCTAGTTCCAAAGGCAAGACAGCTTGGAATGTCTGAGGTCATGGCAGAGCGAATCGTAAGGGATTTGCTTAGATTCCCCCAGTGCGAGGGCGTAGTTATATCTAAGACTGACCCAGATGCCCAGTATTTTCTTAAAAAGCGTGTATTGCCGAAACTACAGAACCTCCCAGTCATCGAAGGACTTGACTGGCCCGCAATCAAGAAGTCTACAAAAGACTCAATCGAGCTTGAAAACGGATCTATTGTGTCTTCTCTGCCAGCATCTAGCGGATCTGCCGCATCTAGAACTGGCAACTTCCTTGCTTTTGACGAATGTGGCCTTATTGACAAGCAACCCAATGCCTCCTTTGAAGAAATGCTCAATAACGCACTTCCAACGATTGAAAAGGCAGGAGATAGGGGTTGGATGATGGGAGTTGGTACTTCTGAGCCAGGTTCATACTACAACGAGATGATGCGGAAGGTTGTTGCTGGCAAAATGTCTCGTTACAAGTATTTCTTCCTGCCTTGGTCTGCTGATCCAACCAGAACACAGCAGTGGAAGAAAGAAACGCTAGAGACAATGACAGACGAGACGGAGTTTCGGCTGAAGTTCCCCGAAACCATTGAGGATTTCTTTGCCGTTAAAGAAGGGCTTGTTCTTCCTAACTTCGACCCGAAGTCAGGTGGCAAACACGTCAATTACTTCACACCAAACTACAAGCTGAAGCTAATTTGTGGCTACGATCATGGATATAGGCATCCTGCGGTGTTCTTGGTTGCTCTTTATGACCCCTACAAGGATCATTTGTATATTGTGTCCGAAAAATACTGGTATGAAACTCCGGTTGAGGATATTGCTCCTCAAGTGAACGATACCATACGAAGGACAGGTAAGATACCTTGGAGACTTGTAGCGGATACTGCAATTTTTGCCCAAACTGGAGTGCGCTCTGTAGCAGAACACTTCAAGACACTGGGGGTTCGATTCAACAAATCGGACAAGTACAAAGGTCTGACCGGGGAAGCGGGATCGCTTTCGTTGTTGTCAGAGAGGTTCACAAAGGGAACGATCACCATCTCGCCAGAGTGCGTGAACTTGATCGAGCAGCTATCGTCTTGGAAGTGGAACGACAAGCGAAAGGGAGAAGTGCCAGAGGACATCAACGATGATGGCCCCGATGTACTCCGCTACTTGGTTGCAGAACTCAGGCAGCAATTCAGGGGGGAGGTTCATTCTCCGCCACAGCCGTATTCACCAGAGGCGAGAGAAGCTAAGAGAAGGCTCAACAGAAGACCGCAGCCGTCTCATCCAGGAGATAGCAAAGATTCGGAAGGTCTTTTCTCTTGGATGAGTATGTGAGTGTTGATAAAATGTTGATAGATCTACTGCAACAGAGTATATTTCTTTTGTACGCCTATTCGTAGAGGCTATTATGCGTCATATATGTGACGGAGTTGTAGAAACAAGGGGCGAGAGTCGGACTTGTGGCAGATTTCTAGCAGAGCAGACCTCTACTGAAATTGTGTTGCGCTGTCCGAAATGCAAAAAGGAAACTCGGTTTCCCAAAAGCGTTCAAATGACGGCTCAACATTTCATTAGCTTCCTACAGGAAGCGCACAAGGAGTAGTAAAATGGCATCTGATGTAGCAGCAGATTCAGGCAAGAACGTAGAACTCTACGTTAAGATTGGTGGCGAAGGCGTTTGCGGGGATCTCTATACCCCAGATAGCGTCTATGGCACGTGGTCAAATTTCATCTCTGGAACCGAGGCTACCTTGGCTTTGGCGGCTTATGGCGCAGGACGTATTTCCGTGAAGGCCAATGGGGCCGAGTTCTACGTTCCAATCCTTGCCAATACCTGATGAATAAATCGAGGGGGAGTGCCTAGCTCCCCTTCGTATTTTTGCCTAGGCGGAGATGTTATGAAAGGTGAATTTATGTTCAAGAAGCGGCGTTCGATCATGCACGAAGTTCCAGAGCGAGAAGAGAGTGAAGTCTCCAAAGAAGTATTTATTCGGTCTCTAGATGATGGCACTTATTCTATATCTTCTGGACCTCTCACTTTCTCTGCAAAAGATCTTGATGAGCTTGTAGAGAAACTGACCAAATGGGCAGACGAGCGAAAGAAGTCTAAGGACTAATCATGGAAGATACCGCTGAGTTCAAGCTTGACAACGATAGTTTGTCCAAGGTTCGAGATGTAAAGCGTCAGTTCGAGTCTTGGATTACTGGCGCACAGAGTTCAAAGTTTCGAGCTAGAATGGAGCGGAATTTCCAGTATTACTCCGGTGTTGACGGATCTCAGTGGCCTAAAGAGGCTAAAGAGGCTCTAAAGGAACAACAGCGTCCCCTGCACACGTTCAACTTCTGCCAAGGGATTGTCAAGACTACCCTTGGCCAGCTTGAACAGCAGCCGTTTGAGACTCACTTCGACCCAATTGATGCAGACAAGGTAGACGAGACAGGCACTCTACAGGAGTTGTTCGACTACAACTACGAACGTGGTGATTGGGAGTTTGCCAAGCTCCAGATGAAGCGGGACGGACTGATCATTCAGGGCGTTGCCCAGATGTTTGTTGACTACAAGCATGATCCGCTTGGCGATGTTGGACTGAAGGCAAAGAATCCGTTCTACACAGTGTTTGATCCATATTGGCAGACAAACGACATGGCAGATTGCCGTGGAATTTACAGCATGACATGGATGACGGCAGCACAGATCAAGCGTGACTATCGAAAGAAGAACGCACAGATTATCAACGCAATTGAGCGTGATAAGTGGGCAGATAACGAGACTCAGGTCATTGAGAAGGCTTACGACCGCACCCCAGAGTATTTCGATACTATCAATACTCTCTACAAGGTGATTGAGTTTATCTACACAGAGCGCCAGAGCGTGAAGAGAGTTTTCAACACATCTAGTGGTAAGTTCGAGTCTGATTTTGACGCACCTGACGTGCAGTCTCTCAGCGATGACAACTTTAATGCTATGATGCGTATTCAGGGATCTTCTTTGATCCTTAAGAAAGAAGAGCGCACCATCTGTAAGATCATTACGATTTGCCCTGCTCTTGGGATGGATTTGATACTTGAAGAGGGTATGTATCCTCTCCAGCTTGGTCGCCTTCCGTTTGTAACTTGGTCGGCAGAGAATGTCTATGGAGAGCGTCAGGGAGTTATTGACCTGATTGCCGATGCCCAGAGCGTTCTCAACAAGCGTGAGAGTGTTGCCACCTATATCCTTGGGATGCAGGGCAATCCTAACTACTGGATTGAAGAGGGTGCTTTTACTGAGCAGGCTGAAAAGAAAAAGTTTAAGAGCACACAGTCAAATGGTGGCCAGGTATTTGACTTGGCAGAGGGCGGAATCGGCAAGATCCAGCTAATGGATCGTGGCGCTCCTCCGAATGAAATGTGGGCTGCAAGTGATCGTGCGGAACGCCATATTCGGGAGCTGTCTGGGGTAGTTAGTGCCTCTCAGGGCCGTGGCGAAGGTGCAAACGAGTCTGGTATTTTGTTTGATGCCAAGCGTGAGCAGGCTCTTGTCCAACTTGAAATGATGAGCCGCACTTTGAAGCGTGTTGATCAAGAGTTAGGCGATATGTTCTTCTATGCTGCAAAGCAGATCTATTCTGGCCCAACACGCCAGTTCAAGAACAAAAAGACCGGAACTCTGACCACAATCAATAAGTTCGGAGTTGGTGCATTTGGCGAAGTATCTGTAGAGAAGAATATTGCTGAACTCAGTAGGCACAATGTTCTGATTTCAGAGGCTCCTATGGGAACTACGAAGAAGCGTGAGTTCTTGTCCAAGTACATCGAGTTGATTGGGACTATCAGCAACCCAATGCTGAGAGCCATGATAGAGCCGCAGGTGCTTCGCTATGCGGATCTCCCAGAGGATATTACTTCCCAGATGCAACAGGCCACAGACAAGTTCCTAGAGCTTCAGAACGTACAAGCAGATCTCCAGATCGCCACTGCAAACCAGCAAATACAACAGCTTGGAGCACCGCCTCCACAACAGGCTGAAGGCGGTGGCTTTCTGGGATCTCTTGAGAGTGCTTTGAGTGGTGGGGCAGATGCAGTCGATGTTAGCAAGATGAAGGGGTTGGGCAATCTTCCAAACAACGCTGGCATCGCTGGTGGTGAGAGTGCGGTGAACAACTCCAAGTCTCAAGCACCGTCTGACTTAGGTCGAAGATAACTCCAGGGGTTTCCCCTCCTCTTCCCCTGGTGGCCTCTCTTCTTCGGAAGTGGGGCCATTTTGTTTACATCTGTTGATAGATTGTGAATAAAATGTTGATAGATGTACTAGAATTGGTTATTTTAGAGTAGTCGGCTGGACGCTCCAGTTACGGCGCAGGGCTTTTGCTAAAAGCTACCTAATCAAGGATAAATGGGATGATCGAGATCCAAACCGAAGAAGGAACCCAAGAGAACCCAACCATTGAACAGTTCTATGCTGGAACGGTTGAATTTTCCGCATTATCTGAAGCAGATCAGGAAACTGCGCTTCAGAAAGAAGGTGGAGAACAGGTTGAAGAAACTCCTGCTGAGGAGCAAAAGGCTGAAGTTGTTGAAAAGCCTGAAGAACCGCAAGACGAACTTTCAATATTGAAGAAACGTCATTACGAGAAATCAAACGAACTCAACACTTTCGTTCAAGTACAGCGCAACCACGAAAAAAGGCTTAAGGAAGATCCGATTTATCGGAAAGAGTGGTTGACTCAGATCGGCATTCAAGAGAAAGAATTGCAGAAGGCAGAAGATTCAGACGCAGTTGATGTGTATGATGAGAACTACCTCCGGCAGATTGAAAGCTTGAAGCGTGAGGTCTCAGAACTTAGGCAGAGTAGAGTCTCTGAAATGGAGCAGGCCAAACAGCAACAGCAATTCGATGGCATCTTTCGTGAGATTGAAGGTTTGCAGGCAGAAGTGCCAGCACTCAAGACATCCATGAATGTCAGAGAGTTGAACGAGTTGTTTAAGCAAGCTCACATGAATGGGAATGCAACTGCTGAAGCAATGGCGCAGATGGGGGTCTCAAGGGAAGATTTTGACAAGCTTAGCGTGATCCTTAGTGTTCATGGAAAGCGGGAATCTTATCCATCACTTCGTGCTGCATTTCGGGATTCCGAACACTTTGACAACTTGCAGCGATCTACGGTGAGTGCCGTAACGCAGGCTAGTCAGCAAGCGCTGGCTAACAAAATGCAAGAGGTCGGCAATCGTCCTCATGTCGTAGATTCTACTTCTGGAGTTGTTGGCGTACAGCAAGGTGGTTGGACTGAAGAACGGCTTCGTTCTTACTTCAAGTCAAACCCAGATATCTCGAAGTTTGGTGGGAACCAAGCCTTGATTGACGAGTACAGATCAGCAATGAAAGCAGCTGGAATTGACTGAGGCTTATTCGAGGTAATATACCATGTTGAGAACTGATGCAAATACCCGGATGCTGGCTTGGGATGCTAAGCTCCGTGAAGATTCCCAAACCGCTGACATTTTCTCAGATTTTTCTGGAACTATGTCTGAAACCATGAAAGTCATTCCTGAAGCCGTTCGTGTGAAGGTTTCTGGCATTACACGTGGTGAAGCCAAGCGCACGATCACTATGGTGAAGGCTTTGAGTGGTGCTGGCGTAGCTGGTCGCACATCGCAGATGGGCAACGAGGAAGAGCAGACTCAGAAGAGCCTGACCGTGCAGGCTAACAGCTATTCCAACGCTGTTGACTTGGAGACCTATGGCATTGACGCTTGGGAGATGTCGTTCTACGATATTGCCAAGATCGTTCAGCCACAGCTTTCCCGATGGCACAAGGAGACGGAAGGCAAGCATATTCGTGAGGCTCTGTGCGAACGCTACAGCAGCAATCTCGAAGTTGCCCCTGCTTCCCTGACACCTTCTCTGCACCCCAACATCTTCATCGTTGATAGCGATACGAATGATGGAACGGGTGGCGTGTACCCTACATATTCCGCAACTGCTGGAACCTACAACACCAATGTGGGAACTGCTATTGAGGCAATCACTTGGGGCGCAACCAATCGCCTTACGCAGAAGACCTTGAACGACTTGATCGCTTGGATCACAGTCACTAAGGAAATCGAGCCTCTGAACATCGGTGGAAAGGATCGCTACATTCTTACGGTTCCTAGCCGTCAGAAGCGTTTCTTGATGGACCCAACGGTCACCACCAGCTTTGGTGGAACGATGCTTCAGGCAGACGTTCGTGGAGCTGGCAATCGCACAATCGCATATGAAATGCGTGAATACGGCTGCTTGCTCTTGGTCGAAGACCCACGGTCTCCGATTGCTTCTAGCTCAACTACGGTGACTATCACCTATAAGGGGGCTGGATCTACGGACGGACGTTCGCTCACAGGCGCAAGCGATGTGTGTGATGTCGGATTTGTGCTTGGTAAGGGTGCTCTCTTCTCCTTTGATGCGGAGCCTCTCCACTTCGAGGAAGAGATTCAGGATTACGGCAAGAACAAGGGAATTGGCGCTTTCCGCACCTGTGGTGAGATCCGTGCTGACTTCGATGATGTGACACCTGGAGCAACTACGATTCACAACAAGTCTTCGGCTATGGTTCTGTTCGGTACTCTCTAAAGTAGAAGGGTGGCTCTTTCGGGGGCCACCCACTTTTTTAAAGGTTCAAAAAAAAGGGAACGAGATGAAAATTACGATTGTTTACCAAAGGCCAACTAGGGGCGTTAGTTGCAACCAGTATCCTCAAGGTGGTATTGAGGTCAGCAAAGATGTACGCACAGAAGGTCTCCACGAAGTTGGGTTTGGAACTGTTACCGAAATGACTCATGTGTTCCGTTTGCCAGGAAACGGAGAATACGAGCTTGAGGTAACACCACACAACATGGAGTGGTTTAAAAAGGCATCTGTTGACCGCACACTGGAGTGTGGCAAGGTTATTCCTGCATCCTTCAAGCTAAAGTGGGAACAGCAGATGCAGTATGTAAACCAATTTGATCCACCAACTCCTGTGGAGAAATTGGTAGAAGAGGCTATATTTACTAAGGTAGAAGATGCTCCTATGGCCAAGAAAAAGGGCCGTCCGGCAAGAGCAGTGGCAAAACCCAAGGTCGATGTAGCGACTCCTATCGGTGCTGATGCATGACCACTAGCCAATTCATAGACCTCTTGGTCAAACTCGCTAATTCTTCCCTAACAAGGACGCAGTTGCTGGCAATTACCAATATTGCTCAGAATGAGATTCTTGACCACGACTCTCCTCTGACTAGGCTGCGCCCTGACCCTGTGCTTCCAACCACAGACGGAACGTACGCTTATACGCTCGATGCTGCGACTATTGCGGCTATTAGCACAGATGGAAGGCTTGCTCGTAGAGCTAGAAAGGTCTATGTTCGTGGCGATAATCTGAACAACTACAACTACAGCAATAACCCGCCCATGTATCGCACAGATGGCGGTGTTAATGCAGTAGGAATGGCAATGTATGATGCTCATGCGTCCTTGCAGGAGTCTCCAGAGCCTATCAATTCTAGCGCATACTTTCCAACGGTCAGGTTTGACGAGGATGACAATCCAGGGACAACAACGGATGTGTTCAGCCTTGAACTATATATGTGGCCTCTTCAGCTCACTTCTGAGTCTGTCCAGATTACAATCCCTGCCGCACACCAAGGTCGTGTGTTGCAGAGTCGTGTTATGATGACGATTGAGCAAGCTGAGTATGGTCGTTCCGACTATTGGGAAGAGCGTTACTGGAAATATCTGAAAGAGTTCAATTCTTCTATGGACAGGAACTTAACCTCTGACAGGGCTGATATGCAGTTCAGGGACTTCTAATGAGTGGACGGCTGAGGAGGACAAGCAGATCGCAGGGAGAGCGTGAGATCATAAGGAAGCAGGAAGGTTTCCTTGGCGGATTAGACAACACGCACCCAGCCGGATCTATTGATGCTACTCAGCTTGCTGACTTGGAGAACTTCATCCCATATCGTGACAGGCTAGAGGCAAGGTCTGGCTGCGTAGAACTTAGTGCTACCACATTCCCAGCTGGGACAATGGATATTTTCCAGTATGTTGGAGGAAGCTTCGGGTATATCTGCGTTGTGGCAAATGTTGTTTATTACTCTGGTGACTTGGGAACTTGGACAAGTGCTGGAAGCGTTGGGTCAGTAGTTACCTCTGTCCATGCTCTTGGTGAAGAAACGGTGATCATCATTGGCTATGATGCCAAGATTTGGAGACTTTACTATGGGACAAGTTCAAAGTCTCTACGTCAGGTAAATACAACTACTCCAATATGGACAGAAGCGCATGACGCTACTGGTGCATATACATACCACTATGCGTTCTCTTGGGTAAGAATTACCAGCGCAGCCAATGTAACGCTTGGAACAGGGACAAACAGAAAGACATCGGGATCTGTTGTTAGGGCTGAGTCTGGTGGCAACACAAACGCATCGCAGCTAGAGACATACCATATTGATACTACTGCAAATCCAATAGATAGCACAAACACAAACACAGTATTCTCGTATGGGACACAGATTGCTACCGCTCCACCTGCTGGTTCTTGGACCCATGTCGGTGTATATAGAACTCTGAATCTTGGAACCGCAGACGTTGATGAACATAGTGAGTTCACGTACTATTGGGTAGGAGATCTGCCATTTTCTGATACTACGTTTGTTGATAACAGATCTGATGAGGACATATCAGCAGAAGTGAACTTTAAGAGTCGTAGGTATGTCCCTATATCAAACGGATACAACGCTACCGTAACTCCAGCTCTGTTTTTCTCTACGACTAATACTAATCAGAATATGATCGCATACTCTGAGAATGATGAGACCATTGGGTATCATAATCCTCTAATGTCAGAGGAACTTGATGATGCAGTCATTAACATAACTCCTATTACTGACAGGGTTCTCATAACCGCCAATGGAAAGACATACACAAAGGCTCTCTATGGTGAGACTAACGCAGGCATTGCTGAGTCTGGAGAATACGCACCGGTGTTCCCTGCTTCATCTCTCATAGATAACAATATTGGAGTTGTAGGAACTCAGCGTTTGTGTAGTGCTGGCGATGGAATGGCATTTGCACTATGCAACGACAAAACTATCAGACTATTTGATGGAGAGCGTTGGGGTAACAGCCTTTCTGATGACATCAGTGCCTTTGTAAATACAGCTGTTTCAGTTCTGATGTTTTATAGTCCTAGCGGCTATCTGATGCTTTGGGCAAGCACTTCTGGTGCAGATCCACAAATGACCAATTGCTATAGACTTGGCCTTAGAGAAGATGTTGGTTTGGGTTGGACTAAGCTCACAGGCGATGGGTTCCCTGACCTAGAGGCCCAAGGATACGGAAAAACCGCTACGCTTTCTGGCACTGGTCTTATCTATGTTGCTAATGATGACACCGGAACCCCGTATGCGATTGAGACCGTTGGATCATCTCGCATAGCAAGCGACAATAACGCAACTGATATTGTGTGCAAGGCAAAGACAAGGGAGATGACTGGTGCTTACGAATCCTATACTTGCCGCCATTTGGAATCTCATGCATACTGGCGGCCGTATGGAAGCTCGTTTGAAACAGGGCTTGAGGTTACTGCTAGGGCTTATGTTGACGGCTCTTCTACTGCTAGTGCTGTGGCACTTATTTCTCCTAAGAAGCGTGATATATCGTTTGACAAGGTGGTTAGCGGAAATCGCTTCCAGCTTGAACTCGAAACTAACAAAGGCAATATATCTCTTCTAGGAACAGACACCTATCTGTCTGTTCAGGACCGCAATACATTTGACCAAGACCCAACGGAAGACACTTATCAAGGTGAGTTTTCTTCTCCTGCATTTTGGCTTGGGTCCAATAGTCTGTATGGGGTTTCTTCTAGCACGGCTCCGGTAAACATGGCCGATGGAAGTGTACCATCAACCGCTTCTGGAACGATGACAGGAATCTCAGACGTTGTTTCGTCTACCGGTGCTTTTGATATGGGAGCTGGAACTCCAGATTTCAAGTGGGCAGGAGGGACTACGTTCTCTGACTTCACCGCTATGTTCTGGATAAAATACCAGTCCTTTTCAAACACCGGAGTAATGCCACAAATTCAGTATGCCAATAACTCGTTCTCGTTCTCGATCAGCATGTCTAGCGCAACGAATCTACACATACGGATAGAGCCATCAACAGAAATAAACACTGCGGTTTCTAATTGGACAACTGGTGGAACAAGCGGATGGCATCACTTTGCGATGACTAGGGCATCTGGCGTTATCAAGCTATACCAGAATGGAAGTTTGGTTGGAACCCTTGGAACGGTCTCTGATTCTATTGGTGGTGGAGACTTTATCGTAGTTGGGCTTGGTGCTGGTGGATCTGACAATCTATTGTTTGACCTTCGGTTCTTTGGGTATTCAATTAACGCAGAAGCAATCACGTACTACTACAACAACGTGGTGAGTTACGAAGGGGCGGCAGTCTTGCCGAGCAGATAATGGCTAGTGGAGTACCATCAATCCCAGGTAGAACCCGTTCTCCGGTAGAACTCTGGAGAGCCATTCAGGATCTTCAGAGGAGGATTGGAACTGGTGGCGTAAGCATTCTTGTTTCTGGTGGTGGAGGTGGTGGGAGCAGTGGAGGAGGAACGGCAGTCACGTCTACTTACAGCAGCGTGCTTAAGCCTTGGAATGTAACCGCCCCAGACACAGTTACTGCTGGAGAGACTTGGTGTGTTTCAGAAGTTAATCTTGAACCTTATGGCGAGCTCACGCTTGATGGCGAACTCGTACTCTTGGGGGGCTAAATGTCCAGTGGTCTAGTACTTACCGAGCAAGCAACCCCAGCAACGCCTGCGTCTGGTAGGCTTAAGCTTTACGCAAAGAACGATAGTCTTCTGTATATCCTAGACGATGCAGGATCTGAGACGCAGATCCCTGTTTCTACAAGCTATCTACCACTATCAGGCGGGACTCTTTCTGGATCACTGACTATTGGTGCTACCCAAGGTCAGTTCTTTGATTTCGTTGCATCTGGATACGCACTATCTAGAAACAACTACGATGCCAACAACTACTTTCGCTCATACCTAACTGCTGGAAGCAACACGACAGAGTCCTACTTTGACGCGACGCATTACTGGAAGGCGTACGCTGACGCAAATAATTGTTATGTGAACTACATCAATGGTTCTGATAAATCCATTGCGATCAATACTAACTCCGGTGGTAATGTCCTAGGAAATTGGAAGGCATCTGCAGCAGCTAGCACACTAGAGGCAACGATCATCGCTGGCTCTGGACAGACAGGATTCCTCGCTCTAAATGACGCTACCCATTCGGGCTTGCTATACGCCACATCAAGCCTTTCTGCTATGTATCTGGCTCAGGGATCTGCGAGCGCAGGGATGGATGTAGGGTCTACTGACGCTGGAATAGACCTAGCATTTGGAACGTCCTTGATGGCTGTGAGTGTCAACGCTACGGACTCGACACTGACTCTTACTGCCAGTGGAAATTCCATTTTGCTCGATCCAAATGGAACGTCTAACTTCGATGGAAGTGTTTCGATTGCTGGAGATTTAGCCGTCCTTGGGACCACGGCCACAATAAATACTACAAATCTTCTGGTCGAAGATCCGCTCACACTTTTTGCTTCTGGGAACGCCACGGACGCAATCGACATTGGCCTGATCGGTCAGAGACTGAGTAACAATATCGGCTTGATCTGGGACGAGAGTGCAGACGAGTTCGCCTTCATCCTGACTACCGATGACGGGACGACATCTGGCAATGTGACGATTTCGTCCTATGCGGACTTGCGAGCTGGCACTATTTACGGAACACTCGGAACTGCCGCACAGCCCAATATCACAAGCGTTGGCACGCTAACTGGACTGACAATTTCTGGAGACATTATAGGGGTCGGTGGTACTACGATCACGGGTGGATCTGGAAATTCCGAAACGCTAACGCTAACATCTACATCGGCAGGAGTGCTTGGCAATGTCATAGTGAATGCTGCTGATCTCATTTTTAACTCAGCTGTTCCAGACTTTATCATGGTTGACACTAACGCCACCACTGAGACAGAAGTACAAGCTCTGATTATTGCTGGATTTACTACTGGGTCTTCTGACTGGGCATGGTCGATTGGCACAGAGACAACTACAGATGCTCATGTATCGATTCGCAATCGGGAAGCTGGCGGAAATGTTGAAATTATCGGATCTGGCGGTGGCGCAATTTTCGATATCCTACTGGACACAGCAGTAACAGGAACTCTTACTGTAACTGGTGATCTAGTAGTAAATACAAGCGCATTGTTTGTTGATGTTTCGCAAAATAATGTCGGCATCGGAACTGCATCGCCTGTCTCGGCTAACCGTCTGCAAGTGGCTCCGATGACCGACACTGGCAATGACAAAATTGCCTATTTCGGCAAGGCATCAGGTGGTGGCTCTGGTGGTCTTCTTTTCCGAAATGTGTCTGGTATTCCGACAATTACTGGCGCAGACGATGCGGGTTATGTAGGTGCTCACGACTGGCAACTCCAGAGGACTACCACTTTTCTAAAGCTGACAACCACTGGAGTAGAGATTACTGGCGCGCTCTCTGTGAGTGGGAACCACACCATCGGTGGCGGGGCTTCTGCATCAGAACTTAGACTACTAGAGCCCAGTGCGGGTGGAACGAGTTACACCGGATTCAAGGCTCCTGCCTTGGCTGGGAATGTGATCTACACGCTACCTACAGCGGACGGAGCCAGTGGAGAAGTCCTCTCGACAAACGGAAGTGGAGCGCTCTCATGGACTGCGGGTGGTGGTGGTGGATTATCCAATCCATGCCAGTCGAATGGACACATATCAGAACAGACTGGGTTCACATCTGCGGTTGATACCGACTACTGGGTCAGGTGGATCTGCCCTTTTGATTTCACAGCAACGAGCATGAATTTCTTTATCATCAACGCCGGAACTGACACTATACATCTCGGTGTGTATGATGACTCTGGTAATAAGCTGCAGGCGACATCAAAAAGCGTAACGACTGAAACAGGCATTCAGTCTGCTACAATCACATCTCAGGCTCTAACGGGTGGGTCCGCCTATTGGCTTTGCCTCAAGACCGAGGTCAATGCGGCAACCCTTGCGGGTCATGACAATGGGGGCTCCCATGTGCAGATAGCAAGAGCGCTTTATGATGTTGCAAGTAGTTTGCCTGCAACTTACGCAGGGTCTACGGTATCTAGCGTGATTCCGTGGGTGGGGATTTGTGGATAAGATGACTGAGATCAAAACAAGGAGCCTAAAATGGCATACGCAACCGCACTAGAATTTAAAACCGCCATCACAGGAGAATAGTCATGGCAATCGAACAGGGACAACTCTCGGCAACAGCCACAGCAATCGTAACCGTATCTGCGGGGCAGAACCCAAAGATCGTAACTAATGATTGGTGGTACAATACTGACGCTTCTAGTGCGTATGGAATTGATGTACACATCGTGAAGTCTGGCGGTGCATATGGCACAACTAACCAGATTGCTGACATTGTTGGCACTTCTATTGCCGCCAATAGCACGGTAGAGCTTGGCATGAAGGACATCAGGCTTGATGTTGGCGATAGCATTGTTGCCAAGAGCGATCTTGCAAACACCATCACTTACACTATCGCAACCAAGGAAATGTAATGATTGCGCTTCCACAGACTATGGGTTCCATGACCAAGGGTCTTGGGAGCCTTCCTATTCCTCGTCCAAGTGGTGGACATACCACACTTTCTACAATCTTTTCAACAGACGAATCTTTCAGCGCAGCGCCTCTTCCTGCAACTGAATATTGGGACGTGTCTTGTTGGCTTTATTTGCCTTCTGGTGCACCTGGTAGATCGTTTGTGTGCATCACGAAAGCAAGTGCAGTAACTTTCTGGACAATAGCAAGCGGAGGTAGCGGACAACTTTATGTTGAGATCGGAAACCAATCAGCTACATCTCGGAGATATATTTTTCCGTCTGGTGATTATCGTGGTGCTGGATGGACTCATGTAATTGCAAGCAAAGATGACCAAGGTGTCAGACTGATGATCAATGGTGTGGAGAAAACTGGACAAGTTAATGTCGGTGCTTTGCCAGATGTAACTGCTCCTTCGCATTCTTTTATTGGTGCTTTTTCATACAATGGTGTAATTACAACCTATTTGACAGGCCAAATCTGTGAGCCTGCATACCACTTTACGGATACTCTTGGAGACTTGTGGGATGCTACAGAAAAGGCAGAAATTTACAATGGTGGAAAGACTTGGGACATGAGTACAGCAACCGCTCCGATCACTAGATATTTTCACGCTGGTTCTGATACAAGCGGTGGTGCTAGTGCTTTAGTATGGACCGATACCAAAGCCGTTGGAAACATTACAGCCACAAACATGACTCAGGACGATAATGTCATAGAAAGTGCTCTACCATGATAGACTCACTAATTTCGAGCAAAGTAGCAACTCCTGCAAATGATGCCCAGTATATCATGTATATTTTAGTTATTGGGGCTTTGTGCGCTTGGTTCTTGTGGCTCAAATGGGGTCAGAAGAAGTACACGGGCGAAGAGAGAAGGAGCGAATGTGTGACTCACTCGGAGGAAATGCTGGCTATGAAAAAAGACATCGAGCATCTCCAAGAGGGCCAGACTCGAATTGAGACCAAGGTAGACAAGGGGTTTTCTTCTGGTGATGCCCGCATGAAGGCCCTAGAGGACTCTGTGCAGGCTCTAGCTGTTCGGATGGCCAGCATCAAATGCGGTGTGCTAGAGGCTATCCAACAGGCTCTAAAGGATAAATGATGACCCGCATACGCTACCGAGACCTGACTATAGAGCAGAGGCTTTTCGTCTGCAACGGATGCGGTGGGAAGGGTGGGATTAAAGTGCCGTCCTTTGTCTGGAATACGGCCTGCCATCACCATGATTTCAATTATTGGCTTGGGTGGCGTGAGCAAGATCGAGAGAAAGCAGACGGCCAGTTTCTATCGGAGATGCGGAGAGAGATTCGGTCTGATGCTCATTGGATCAGATGGCCTCACTTGTACGCCATTGCTCAAGCCTACTATTGGGCTGTGAGGATAAAAGGATCAGGCTATTTTCATTTAGGAGATAGAGAGCAGACGCTAGAGGATCTGATAATGCAGATGCAGGCCAATGAGCCTAAGCGCAGTGGGATGAAATTCACAGGCAAGCCGTGCGCTCCTTGCGATGAAAGGGTGATGGGTTAGGGCCAAAGCCCGCTCCAGCGGTCAGTCAACGGACTCCGAGTGGCCGCTGGAGACTACTTTAGAGGTGAAAATGTACGCATGGGGATCGAGAAGCCGAGAGAGAATGACGGGCGTAAACCCGAATCTGATCCGAGTAGCGAACCGAGCGCTAGAGATCAGCAGCCAAAAGAAGAAGGGCTGTGTGGACTTCAGCATTCCGCACCTTGGCGGCAGGCGGTCGCCATTGCAACAGATCGAGCTTTACGAGGCGAGAGTGAGTAGATGCGATGGGGTAGACAAGAGATCGCCTCACCAGGACGGCATGGCTCTAGATGTGGTCCCTTGGGTCAATGGCGGTGTGCCGTGGGATGACGAGTTCTACTTCCACCGAGTGGCTGTGTGTATGCTACAGGCAGCCTCAGAGCTTGGGGTAAAATTGAAGTGGGGCGGTAACTGGAGGAGCTGGACAGATTTGCCTCATTATGAGATTTTGTAGGATAATGTATTTTTAAGGCTGAGGGATAGAAAATGGCTAATGGAGCATACGATCAAAAACTAGGCTCTGGCGGAGTTGGTGCACCAGCGACAAATCCTGTCGCACCTATTGGTGTAAACTCCGCAGGAACTTCCTATGTGAAGCCTGCTGGCATTGCTGAAGCGATCAAAGCACCTGCTGTAGATAATGCTGGGTTTAACCGGTATGCTGGGTCAGCACAGCCAATTGCGCCCATTGGGACAAATGTCTTTGGTGTAAAGGTGGCTAGTCTTGTTGGCCTTCAACAGACTCTCAAGGCAATCCAAAGCCAGATTGGGACCGACAGCGCCGGTGTGAACCGGTTTGCTGGTTCCGCACAGCCTATTGCCCCTATTGGAGTAAATGTATCTGGTGTAAAGGTCGCATCTCCCATTGGGATACAGCCGATCAAGTCTACTGCTGGAGCAGAGATTTCTAATAAGTCTGACCAACAGAAGCAGGCCGAGGCTGGCTTTGGACCATCAGGGATTAACAATACCGGAGCGCCTACACAAACCAAGTCCGATCAGCAGCGTGAGGACGAGGCAGCCAAGATTGCTGGATTTGATGGAGTAGAAGACCGGACCCGGGCAGAGGCCCAAGGCATTACAGATGCAAACGAGTGGGGCGTTCAGAAGAAATACGACACAGA